CTTAGAAATATTAGAAGGAACATATATTACCAAAAAATTCACGGTAGATGCTTCACTGGACCAAAGATTTATTTTAGATAATTCTTTCATTGATACAGCAACCATGAAAGTGTATGTGAAAAAAGAAAATGAGAATGGTCTGGGAGTAGAATATAACTTAATTGATAATATTACTGATGCTACTTCAACTTCATTCACTTATTTGATCCAAGAAGTTCAAGACGAAAAATATGAACTTCTCTTTGGTGATGGATTGATTGGTAGAAAACTTGAGACAGGTGAGATTATAACTGTAAATTATTTGACGACAAGTGGTAAGCAAGGAAACGGTGCAAAGTCATTTTCCTTTGCTGGTCAAATAGTTGATTCTGATGGAAATAATCTTGCAACACAACCTTTTACAATAACAACAAACAATGCATCACGTAATGGTGGTGAAATTGAAGACTTGAATTCAATTAAGTATTTTGCTCCTAGAACTTATTCATCACAGAATAGAGCAGTTACTGGACGTGACTATGAATCAATTATAAAAAGAATTTACTCGGATACCGATTCTGTATCAATTGTTGGTGGAGAAGAGTTAGATCCACCACAATTTGGTACGGTTCAGATTTCAATTAAACCAAAGAATGGTTTCCTTGTATCGGATTTTAATAAATCAAGAATTTTATCTGAATTAAAGCAATATTCAATTTCAGGTATTAATCAAAAAATTGTAGATCTTAAAATTCTGTATGTTGAACTTGATTCTTTTGTTTATTATAATGACTCCATGGTCACCACACCTAATAGTTTAAAGACAAAAATATCAGAATCACTTACAAATTATTCAAAGTCTGCTGACCTTAATAAGTTTGGTGGAAGATTTAGATATAGTAAAGCATTAAAGACAATTGACGGCACTGACACTGCAATTACTTCAAACATATCTAGAGTTAAAATTAGAAGAAACCTAACAGCATTATTGAATCAATTTGCACAATATGAACTGTGTTTTGGAAATCAATTCCATGTTTTAGAATCCGGAAGGAATATAAAATCTACAGGATTTAAAGTTGCTGGTGATAATGATACTGTATATCTGACAGATGTTCCAAATCCAGACAAGAAAACTGGAATTGTATCTATTGTTAAAAACCTTCCAGATGGAACAGTTAGAGTCGTAGCAAAATCTGCAGGAACAGTTGATTATATTCATGGTGAGATTAATTTAGGAACGGTAAATATTACATCTACATCAAAACCAAATAACGTTATAGAGATTCAGGCATTCCCAGAATCGAATGATGTTGTTGGTTTGAGGGATCTTTATCTCAATTTGGATATCTCAGAAACTAAAATAAATATGATTAAGGATGTTATTTCATCAGGTGATGAAATATCTGGAACTGTTTTCAACAGAGATTTCTATACGTCAAGTTATTCCAACGGAAGTTTAATCAGAGAGTAATATGATACAGACTGGAATTGAATCACGAGTAAAGATTCAGGATATAGTTTCCAATCAATTACCAGAGTTTGTCTTGGACGAAAGTCCAAAGGCAGTAGATTTTCTTAAGCAATATTATATTTCGCAAGAATATCAAGGTGGTCCTACAGATATTGTAGAGAATTTAGATCAATATCTTAAAGTAGATAACCTTACTCCAGAAGTGGTTGTAGGTTCTACGACATTATCCTCTAATATTGATACTGCTGCTACTACCATCACAGTACCAACTACAAAAGGATTTCCAAATCAATATGGATTACTTAAAATTGATGATGAAATTATAACATATACTGGTCTAACAACAAATACTTTTACTGGTTGTGTTCGTGGTTTTTCTGGTATTACCAGTTATCATGCAGATTTAAATGAAGAAGAGTTAGTATTTTCTACATCAACTACTTCATCTCACAGTAATGGTGCGACTATACAAAACCTCAGTTCATTATTCTTAAAAGAATTTTATAATAAGATTAAAACCACGTTTACACCTGGATTTGAAAATAGAGAGTTAAGTTCTGAAATAAATGTAGGAAACTTTATAAAAGAAGCAAGATCTTTTTATGAGTCAAAAGGAACCGATGATTCTTTCAGAATACTCTTCAATGTATTATATGGAGAAACACCAAGTATAATTAACCTAGAAGATTATGTAACAAAACCATCTGATGCAAACTTCATCAGAAGAGAAGTATGTGTTGCTGAAGCTATCTCTGGAGATCCAACAAAACTTGTTGGTCAAACTTTGGTAAAAACAACCGATGCCTTTGTAAATGCATCAGTATCTGCAGTAGAACCATTTACTAGAGACCAAAAACAGTTTTTTAAAATTTCTTTGTTTGTAGGATTTGATGAAAATAGTTCTGTACAAGGAAATTTTCAGATTACTCCTTCGTCAAAGGTTTTAGAAAAAGTTAGTGTTGGTTCTTCTGTAATATCAGTAGATTCTACAATCGGATTCCCAGAATCTGGAACAATGTTCTCTGGTGACAATACAATCACCTATACAAATAAGAGTGTTAATCAGTTCTTAGATTGTTCTGGTGTCACTAGTGATATTAATGCAACTGATAATATCCATTCTGACGATACTTATTTTGCATATGAAGAAGGAGACACAACTAAGAAAGTGGTTCTTAGATTGACTGGAGTCTTGTCCAACTTTGTACAGAAGTCTAAAAATATTTTTGTTGATGAAGGTCAGGAAATAACTGTAAAAAATATTGGAACATTAATTAAGAATCCAGAACAAGACAAAACATATAAAGAAATTTTTGCAAACTCATGGATTTATAATACTAGTTCTTCAGCAAAAATTAAAAATATTGGTGGTGCCAGTGTTGAGTTATTCTCCCAAATCGACAGATCTCAACTTAAAAAAGGTGATCTTGTAGAGTTTGTTGATTTGACCGGAACGATAGTTTATCCTACTGCAACTTCTGGTGAAGTATATGTCTTATCTGAGATTCCTGCAGGATCCAAAACAGTAGAACTTGAAAACTTTGATAATACTGTTTTTGTAAGTTCTCCTGATACTTATTCAATAAGAAGAAAAATTAACAAAGCATCCAGTACTTCTGTTAATTTCAAATATGGAAATGAGAAAATTATATCAGATGTACAAAATCTGTATGTAGATGATGATTTTGCTTATGTTGCATCCAATTCATTACCTTCATCGGGAGTAAGAGGATCTAATCTTATCACTGATTATGCATACCGTATATCCAGAGAGTTAAATTTAACATCTATTTCATCTACTTCTGGTAGTCTTCAAGACGTTAATATAGATACAGGATTATATACTTCAATTTTATTTGACACTAACGTACCATTTGTTAGTGGTGATAGAGTCAAATATATTCCAACTGGTCAAAGATTAAGAGGACTTGTTGATGATTTTTATTATGTAAAAGTTTCTTCTTCAAATCCAAAGAAAATTAAACTCTTTACTGCTTTATCTTTTCTTACTGAGGATACAAATGCAGTTGAATTTGAGTCTGCAACGACTACTTTAGAAACACATACATTTGTTTTATATGAGCAAAGATCACAAATAATAGATCCACAGAAAGTATTTAAGAAGTTTAATCTCGATCAGAACATTACGAATGGTACTGGAGAGAAAACAACTCCAGGAACAACAGGAATGTTGATTAATGGTGTTGAAATTTCCAACTATAAAACTTTTGATAAGGTCTATTATGGACCTATTGAAAGTGTTAGAGTATTGTCTGGTGGATCTAACTTTGACGTAATTAATCCTCCAGTTATTGAAGTATCTGCAGGATCTGGAACTACTGCATTAGTTCAACCAGTTGTGAAGGGAGAAATTGAAGAAGTTATTGTAGATAAACAAGATTTTGATATTAATGAAATTATTTCTATAACTTCTAGTGGTTTAAATGGATCTGGTGGAAGTTTTGAACCAATTACTATTTTGAGAAAGAGAGATCTCTTTTTTGATGCAAGAGCAACTACAGATGGTGGTGGAATTAGTACAACTACTTCACAGCTGACCTTCATCAAAAATCATAACCTACAAAGTGGTGATGAAGTTGTCTATAAAAACTTAAGTAATGAAAGTGTCAGTATTGGATTAGGTTTATCATCTTTAATTGATAACGCAACGTATATTGTGAAGGTAGATAATGATACAACTATAAAATTATTCGATACACTTCAAGACTATACATTAGGAATTAATACAATTTCTTTTGGAACTACTGCCCTGAATGGAACTCAAAAGTTCCAAACTGGAGAAGCAAAGAAAACCTTATCAGAAGTTAGAGTTCTTGACGGTGGATCTTTTACAAATAGAAAACTTTTAGTAAAACCAGAAGGAATTTCTACTTCAGATTTTTCTATTAACTTTGCTAATCATGGATTCTCTAATGGAGAAGTTGTAGAATATTCTGCTGTGGTTGGGTTGGGAAGCACTCAACCACAAACAATTTCTGGTTTATCAGAGTCAACTCAATATTTTGTTTTAACCGATTCAACTGATTCATTCAGGTTATGTGATGCCGGTGTTGGTGCAACTATTACAACAAACTTTGACCAAGAAAACTTTGTAAAATTCACTTCTACTGGAACTGGTTTTCAGCAGTTCAAGTATCCTGATTTACAATTGACTTTAAACTACAATAGTGTAGGACTTGGAACCACAACACAGGTCAACAATGTAATTTTAACACCTGTCGTAAAAGGTAGCATTGAAGAGGTTTATCTTTATGAACCAGGCACTAAGTATGGTTCTGAAATTCTAAACTTAGAAAAGAAACCAACACTTACCACAAAAACTGGCAGAGATGGTCAAGTAAAACCAATTATTACTTCTGGCATTATTGATTCTGTAAACTTGCAGTTTGGAGGAAGAGAGTATTTCTCGGTTCCAGAATTAGAAGTGTTTGACTCAACAGGAAGTGGAAGTGGTGCAAAACTTAGAGCAGAAATTGCTAATGGAAAAATTACTGCAGTTAATGTTATAAATCCCGGTATTGGATATTCAAATACAACTGTAGTGAACGTAATTCCAAATGGTTCTGGAGAAATTTTTGATACATCTATAAGATCACTTGCGGTCAATTACGTAGAAAAACTTTCATTTGAGCAGCAAACAGAACAATTAAAAGATGTAGATGATAGTCTTTCATATTCTGTAAACGGTTATTTTAATATTTTAAGAAACTCATTCAATGATACCTCTAGTGAACTGTCTGGCATTATTGGATGGGCATATGATGGAAATCCAATTTATGGTTCTTACGCACCTGTAGATCCCACAGATATCAACTCTGGGATTAAAACCATGACTTCTGGTTATCTCAAAGATGTATCTAATATTGAAGATAGACCATCAGTTTCTTCATTCCCACTTGGATTCTTTGTAGAAGATTATAAGTATGATTCTGTTAATGGTGATCTTGATAAGCATAACGGAAGATTTGCAAAAACAGTAGACTTTCCGAATGGAGTTTATGCATACTATGCAACAGTAAATCCAATCACAGGAGATCCAACATTCCCATATTTTATTGGAGATGAATATAGATCAAATACATTAGAAGAAAATAGATCTTTAGATCAAACCTTTGATTTTAACAATTCATCTCTGCTAAGAAATACTTTTGGTTATAGAATTGCGGAACCGACTGCAGATAACGATTTCATCATTGAAAGTAATGAAATCAAGAGACAAAAGATTATTGTCGATTCAATCAGTGAAGGATCAGTATCTTCAATCGATATTTTAAATTCTGGTGAAGACTACAAAGTAGGCGAAAAACTGAAGTTTGATAATACTGGAACCAGTGGTGGAGGACTATCTGCCAATATTTCTTCATTGAAAGGAAAAACAGTTGATAGTGTTGAAACTACAAAATCCACAGGAGCAGCTACACTGGTTTGGAGAAATGATGGAAAAGTAGAAGTAGTTGTAGGTCTTGCTAATTACCTCAATTTTATAAAATTAGAAGATAATGATTATGTTTTAATAGATGATATAAAAAGACAATATTCTAGTACCGATACATCTGATATCAGAAATGTTTCTGATGAATCTTCCAAATTAAGAGGATATCACAAAATTAACCTTTTAAATATTCCTAATGTTGGATTAACTACAGAAATAAAAGCAAACAGTGGAGTAACAACTGAAATTTATGTAACGGACATACCCCCTGATATTGAAAACTATCTTGTTCCTACTAATCCTTCAGGTAGTGGTAGTTCAACCATTGGTATTGGAACCGAAACTTTAGAAATTTTGAATGTATATCGAGATAAAAATGTTATCAGAGTGCATAGAGCATTACCTGGAACTGCACATACTGTAGGAATGGCAGTAACGTTCAATCTAACTAGATTTACAATAGACGCAGACGTTGATTATTTTGAGTCTAGAGTTCATGAACGTGTTAACTTTAATCCAACTGAATCCATCGGTATTGGAATAACTCCTGGAGTTGGTGTTGAAGTTACATATAGTTTTGGTGATGAGATTATCACCGGTTCTGTTCCAACTCAAAGAATATCTCTGCCCAATCATTCATTTAAAACTAATCAAAAACTTGAATTTAATAGAGGAACGAATTCGGCAATTTCAATTTCCACTACACCAACAGGAACACCTTTTAATTTACCAAGTGTTGTATATGCGGTTAATAAGTCTCCAAACACTATTGGTATAAAGACAACTTTGAATAGTGACGAAATTTATTTCAGAGTGAACGGTGATGATGTTGATGATTATTATTTCCAAAAGAATTATGACAATGTTATTGCTACTGTTTCCAAAATCAATTCTATTGTTTCAATTTCTTCTGCACATGGATTATCTGAAGGTGACCTTGTAACACTCAATGTAAAACCAAATCTCTCTGTAGGTATTGGCACTTCTACTGCCATCAGAGTAAATAGAAATTCTGATACTAAAAATATCCAAGTTAATCCTATAGGATTCTCTTCATCATCAGTCAATACTGATAGAAGTAGAATTACTATTACTGATCACGGTTTTGATACTGGTGATAAGGTATATTATGATGCAGATACAGTAATGACAGGAGTACAGACGGGTCCATATTATGTACACAAACAAAGTAACTCTGTCATTCAATTATGTGAAACTTTAGTAAATGCTAATAGCAATCCTCCAGTAATCGTAAGTTTTGGATCTACTGGTGGTGCATCTCAAACTATTTCTGAAATTAATCCAAGAATTAAATCTATAAAAAATAATAATCTTGTTTTTGATCTTTCCGATTCTTCTTTGACTGGATATGAATTTAAAGTATTCTACGATAGAGAATTTAAGAATGAATTTGTTTCCATTGGAAATAGTAGTACATTCAATACATCTAGTTCTGGTACAGTTGGATCTGCAAATGCAACCTTCACTCTTTCTCATGGATCCAATTTCCCAGATAGACTTTATTACTCTTTAGAAAAAACTGGTTTCATCAGCACATCAGATAAAGAAGTTAAAAATTATTCGGAAATTTTATTTGTAGATAGTGTATATAATAAGGAATATAAAATTTCAGAAGTTGGAGTTACAAGTTTCACAGTTTCTTTAGAAGAGGATCCAGAGAGACTTTCTTATACTTCTTCTGATTGTGATAATTTAGAGTATACCACCAAATCAACTTCTGCATCTGGAGCAGTAGATAAGATACATTTAGTTTCTGTTGGAACTGGATATAAGAAACTTCCATTGTTCAATGGTGTTAATAACTCCAACGGCAAAAATTTACTTGTATCGTTAGAGACTGATACTATTGGTAAAGTATTAGAAACAAAAATTGTAAATGAAGGATTTGAATATTCTTCAGATAAGACTCTTCAACCAGAAGCTTTCATATCACCAAAAATTACACTGAAGGATACAAATACTGTAGGTATTATCACAGTTACGAATGGTGGAGTTGGATACGTAGAGTCTCCAAGATTAGTTGTTGTAAATAACGACACTAGAACGCAATTGGATAGTGGTTTATTGAGACCAATATTATCTGGTAGTTCAATTACTGATGTTTCAATTGACGTTCCACCAAAAGGAATATCAGATCAGTCTGCAGAAATCTTTGCAGTTAATAATACAAATGGAGTTAGTGTTACACAAGTTTTATCTGATAATACTGGAATATTTACATGTATATTAACAACTCCCTCTGCCGGATTTACTACAGATGTTTTTGCTGTAAATGATGAGGTATTTGTTGAAGGAATTACTAAGTACAGTTCAGGTGGTACTGGATTTAATGCAAGTGATTATGGATTTAAATTCTTCACAGTATCAAAATATGAAAATAAATTGACACCAGGTCTTAATGCTGACCAAGTTACATTTAATCTGGCTGGATTAACAACTCAAACAGGAATAGCACAAACTATTACAGATTCATATGCTACTGTAGTTAATAAAACAAAGTATCCATCGTTCACTATTGAACTGGCATTATCTAATTTTGAAGTTGGTGAAAAACTCTTATCTGACGACATAGAAAGAGATTTAGAAGTCATTGGATTTGATAATACTGGTTTGATCAAAGTATTTGGTTCATATCAACTTTCTGTTGGCGAAACAATTAAAGGAAAAACCTCTGGAAACATTGCAACGATTGAAACTCTTACGAACTATGATGGAATTTATGAAATTAAATTCTCTAACAGAAAAGAAGAGGGTTGGGAGAAACAAACCGGAAAACTGAATGAAGATTATCAAGTTTTACCTGATAATGATTATTATCAGAATCTTTCATATTCTATTAAGAGTAGACAGCAATGGAAAGATATTAGAACACCAGTCAATAGTTTAGTTCATAGTGTTGGTATCAAAAACTTTGCAGATACTGAAGTTATATCTGACTCAGATGAGAAAGTTGGAATATCTACATCTGAAGAAGTAACAACAATTATTAGAGATTATATTGATGAAAAGAGAGTTGATACCATCAACAACTTTGACTATGCTAAAGACATTGATATTTTACCTGATAGATCCAAATTCATAAGATTGAGTCAAAAGAAACTTACAAATTACACTGAAGCTGGATCAAATAAAGTATTGAGAGTCGATGATATACAAGATCAGTTCTCTAGTTCTGATAATGAACCTCTTGAGTATAAGGATATTTTACAAGTTGATAATTCCAGTCTTTATAACAATTATATCTTTAAAGTAAGTGATGTCAGTGGAAAAGACCATATTCAATTGACCAATATGGTATTTTTAAATGATTCTGTTAACAATAACAAACTTGTTTTAGAGAAACAATCTTTGGTAAATGTAGGTCTTGGATTTACGACTGAGAATGATGAGCAATATGGAGATTTTAGTTTAGAAACAGATGAATTTGGAGATACTTTCTTAAGATTTACTCCAAAAGATCCATATGATACTGAATATGATATTAAGTTTATTGAGAAGAAATTTAATAATTCCACTATTGGAATTGGAACATCCTCGATAGGATTCATAGACTTAACCAGTCGTGCTCAAACAGTCCTTATTAACACCACAGAATCAGTTATTGGTGTTTCAACTGATAAGTTCACTGCACTGTATATAAATGCACTCGTCACTAAAGAAGTGACCGGTGAAACTAATTTCGTTGAATTATATTTAACACATGATGGAGATGATACGAATCTTGCAGAATATTACTTCGATACTACTGCAATTTCCGGTTCTAGCAACTTTATCGGTTCCTTTGGTGCTACTATAAATTCCGGAATAGTCAGTCTGACATACCTTAACGATTCTGCTGAGGATGTTGTCCTTAGAACAAGAACTGTTGGATTTGGAACAACTGCAGTTGGTGTAGGAACGTTTAGATATAGAATACCAACACAACCAATTGGTGCAGAAAGATCTGCAACATATGAAACTGGATTTACAACTACGACTGCTGGAGTTTCGACAGCATTCTTAACTTTAGATAAGAACAATTTTGATTCATCAAGATCTTTGGTGGAAGTTAGTATTGGAGATACTACTAAGTCAGTTCATCAGTTAATGATGGTTCATGACGGAACCAATGTATTCACTCAACAATCTTCTTTCATCTCAATAGGTAGTACTTTAGGTATTGGAACCTTTGGTGGAGAATTTAGTGGTAATGATGTTTTGGTCAAATTCTATCCAGATGCAAATCACAACGGAGATACGGAAATAAAGGCATTCAGTGAATGTTTCTATACCAGTGTTGATTTTATCAATGAATCGCCATCTTTATTATTTGGAAATTCAATCGAAGATTTAAATACTTCACAATATCTTGCAATAAACGGAGATAGGATTAATAAAACTGACTTTGTACTTAGATCAAATACTACTCCAATTTTTGCTAAGACTATTAATCCCGATGACTCTACAACTCTCAATCAGTCTACCGGGGTATTCACTGTCAAAGACCACTTCTTTAGTAATGCTGAAGAGTTGATATACACTCCAGGATCAACTTTTGTTGGTGTTGGATCAACTCCTATGATGTATAAGCAAGGATCCATTGAAGCACAACTTCCAACACAAGTATTTGCAATTGTTGTAACCGAGGACACTTTCCAAATTGCAACCACAAAAGCACATGCAGCTGCTGGAACTGCAGTTACTATCACTTCTTCTGGTGAAGGTAATGCACATGAATTTGCAATGGCAAAGAGAAATGAAAAGGCAATTATCACATTGGATAATATTGCACAGTATCCTTTACTGTTCACAAATGTTGCCAAATCTTTAAATGGCAATATTTCAACTACAACAACAACATTCCCCCTCAATGATATTAGTTCGGTCAATCCACTAGAATTGTTAAGAGTTGATGATGAATATATGAAGATTGTTAATGTTGGTCTTGGAGTTGCGTCATCAGGTCCTATAACCAATACAGGTTCAATTCCTCTTGTTAATGTTGAAAGAGGTTCTGTTGGATCTGCAGCAACAAATCATGCTAGTGCAACAGCTGCTAGGGTATATAAAGGATCATATAACATTGTTGGTGATAGTATTCACTTCATCACACCACCTAGAGGGAACTCCAACATTACCAGAACAGAAAACAACTTAAAATTTGAAACTTCTGATTTTACCGGTAGAGTTTTCCTCAGAAAAGATTATTCTTCAAACCAAGTTTATGATGACGTATCCTCTTCATTTGATGGAAAGGAGAGAACTCATACTCTTACGGTTAGTGGAGTGAATACCTCTGGAATTGGAACAACTGGTGGAAATGGTATTGTATTCATTAATGGAATATTCCAAACACCAACAACAGAGAATAATCCATCAAATAACTTCAGCATTATTGAAACACTTGCTCCTTCTCCAGGGGTAAGTAGTATTAGATTCTCTGGAATAAGAACAGATGGTAGTAGTAATGTTGTTATTTCTGAATCTGATGTTAATCAGAACGAAATTCCAAGAGGTGGTGTAATTGTTTCTCTCGGATTTACTGGAGGACTTGGGTATGCACCTCTTGCTGGTGCTGCTGTCACTGCCACTATTAATGGCAGTGGAACAATAACAGGTCTTACTACGGGAATAACAGGTGGAACCTTTGGATCTGGTTATAACCACTTGACTCCTATAAATGTAACCATATCAGATCCTAATGGTTCCAATGCAGCAATTACAGGAACTGCAGGTATAGGTGGTACAGTAGTATTCAATATTACTAATGGTGGAACTGGATATACAAATCCACAGATACTTGTATCAGAACCATCTTATGCTGGACTTGGAGTAACTGGTATTTCTAGACTCGGAGTTGGACCAACTGTAGATACTGGAGATGGATTATTACTGGATATTGTTGTTGGTGCTAGCAATACTGTTGGAGTAGGATCAACTTACTTCAGTGTAAATTCTTTCAATATTGCCAGAAATGGATATGCATTTAGAAAAGGTGATAAGTTCACACCAGTCGGACTCGTAACTGATATTAATGTTTCCAGTCCAGTATCGGAGTTGCAGTTTGAAGTGTTGGAAGTATTCAATGATAATTTTGGAGCATGGCAATTTGGAGAACTCGACTTTATTGACTCAATCAAAAATTACCAGGATGGAGTTAGAATTAGATTCCCACTCTTCTATAATGGATCTTTATTGAGTTTTGAAAAACCAGAAGACTCTAGAGTAGAACTTCAAAATGGACTTCTTGTAATTATAAATGGAGTTATTCAAGAACCAGGAGATTCTTATACATTCGATGGTGGAACCTCATTTGCGTTCTCCGTTCCTCCAAAACCAACTGATGTTATTGATGTATTCTTCTATAGAGGAACAAGGGGATTAGATGATGTATTTGTTGATAATATTCTTCCCACAATTGAGGCAGGAGATACTGTCCAGTTATTCAGAGATGATCTTGTCAGCACAACAAAAACTCAAGATCCAAGAACGGTCTTTGACGTTACATCATCAGATAAATTTGAAACTAACCTATACTTAGGTGATGGAATTGATGAGGTTAACGATAAACCACTCTATTGGACGAAACAAAAACGTGATCTTGAAATTAATGGTACAATTGTTCCCAAAACAAGAAAATCAACAATTGCTCAGATATATCCAACAGCAAAAGTTATTTTTGATATCGATTCCTCAGATAATAGAATTTTCGTAGATGATGTAAGTAACTTCACTTACAATATGGGAACTCCACCTCCAAATTATAATGCACTTACAGCATTACTTGTTGATCAAGCAACAGAACCATCACCTGCAAATATAACTGCAACTATTGATGGTAATGGATCTGTCAATGCACTTACAATTGCAAATGGAGGAAGTGGATATACTGGATCTACAGTACAAATTAAGTTCCAGAATCCATTTAGAGTTGGTGTTGGTATTGGTACAACTGCTACTGCAACAGCAACGGTAGGAGCTGGTGGAGTGCTTACCGGAACAACAATAACAAATCCTGGACTTGGTTACAGTTCTGCTCCAAATACTATTGTTCCTTTACCAGACCCAACTACAGAATCTCTTGGTGTTATTGCAGATGTCAAAGGATTCTCTGGAATCGTAACTGGTATTGAAGCAGTTAGTGGATGGGGTGGTCATTCAAAAGCACTCAAGTTCTTCCTCGATAGGGGAGCAAGTTTTGGGGGTGATCTTCAGGTTGGATATCCAATAATGATCAGAAACACTCACATTGGTACTGGACTTACATCTGTTATTGAATCTAATTCTGCTGTTGTTGGTATTGGAACAACATTCTTGGATAATGTTTATTATGTTGGTGAGATAAGTGTTAGTGGTAATGTTGGTATTGTGACTTGTAATATTCATTCTTCAACAAATACATCAGGTATTTCTTCAGAAGGAGATTTTGTTGGTGAGTTCTCTTGGGGATTATTTACCAGCATAACTAGATCAAATAATCCAATTTCTATTGGAGTTACTGGAAAAACTGTTGATGTTGGTTTATCA